CCCCTGTGTACTTACGCCACTTCCAGTTAAGGATGCTGGAGCAGATTCGTCCATCGTAAATGATGTAACTAATACGCTTGTCTGCTTTTGACTTGGACAAGGTACGAAGCTGATCAGCAAGATCTCCCATGATGTCTGGCTTGCCAACCTTAAATAGGTCTTTGTCCACATCAATGGCGCGTACCCAGCCCTGCTCATCAGGATTATGATCTGACTTGCGAGCAGCGTGTCGGGTATCACCGATCCAACCATCCGATGCGCGGTCACGATCTGGGAACGAGTCATCAATCTGCTCTCTTAACTGGGAAGCAGCTTTAGAGAGTTTGTACTTCATCCAAGTAATAGTTTCGCTTCATCTTCTGTAATGCCTAATTTGTTCAAGATATCAGCTTTAGCGATTGCTGCTGCTTCTGCTTCTGCTGCTGCTGCAGCAATATCTGCTTCATACTTCAATCTCAATTCAATTTCCTGTGCAGTTTCATCGCGCTCGATGTCAGTTGTTTCGCCAGTAGTGGCATCAAAGATTCTTTCGTTAATTTTCATAATTAAGCTCCATAGACATATAGAGTGCCACCAGTAAAATTACTACCAGCACTAACATTGACACTTGTAATTGCAGCTGTGGCAGAATAAATACCCTGTCCGACTCTTTGGACATGACCAGTACCAGTTTTAGCTGATCCACCGCCATTAAACCAAAAGTTCTTTATTCCTGTGCTTTTGCATCCGCTAACTGTCATACCCGCGCAGATTTCGGAGTTTGCATTGTTGGAGCATTTTCCAATAGTGATGTAGTTGGCATTTTGATTTACTTCCGAATTGTATGAATCAACGCTGTAACTGCTGGAAGCAGTAATGGTGTTGTAATAAGAAGTATATTTTGCGCCAGTATCGCCATTAAATCTAACTTGCATTTCGGAAGAAGCGTTTGTAATTGGTGCATAATAAACAAGAATCAATAAATCTTCTTTGTCTGAAATGCCGCTAACTGTGACAGATGAAGATCCGCTAAGTGATGTACCGCCAGTGTTAATGAGAGTCCATGTCTTACCACTACCACCAGCAGGTGTTGCCCATGCTGGAAGACCGCCTGAAACAGTGAGCACTTGACCAGTTGATCCAATACCTAAGCGAGCAGGTGTTGATCCACTTGATGAATAAATCGTGTCGCCTGTTGTCGTCATTGGGTTAGTCATTCCAGCTGAGTCAGCAGACCATGTGAAGTCCATGTCTGTGCCAGAAGCCTTCTTTAGCACCTGACCTGTCGTGCCACCTTTAAGATCGACCAATGAAGCATCGATTGCATCGCCAAGTGTCTCAATGGCTACTGCGCCATCCTTGACAAGGTCAGTACTGGTTGGTACTGCCCAACCAAAATTAGGGGTTGTTGTTGCCATTAGGTTAGAGCTCCGATCGCTTTAGACCACTGTAGTGTACCATTTACTCCACTCCAGATGGTGTTAGTTGGAATTACTGTTGCCCATGTTGGAGCAATAAGGGAGAAATCTGTAGGCGAGACATAGATAGTCATGTCCACAAAGGTTGGAGTGGCTCTCATTGAGATGCCCTCTACAAAGCCTGAAAAGTACCCCTCAAACATGTTAAAAGGTAGGTTAGTAATAACTACTGGCTCACCAAAAAAGAGGTTGATAAGGTCATCTAGTTGGGCAGATGGCATGTTGGGATTGTCAAGTCTAAAAGTAATCTGATCCAGTTGCGTTCTAGGTGTTGATCGCAAGGCTAGATCTCGCTCTACAATGTCCTCAACATCTGCTAGATAACGGATGTTGGAGTCGAATGTTCTTTGATAGCGACCATAGAGAGCAATGGAAGCATCATCTGTAGCTGAGTAAGTGCTGCCGAAATCATTGCCATAACGAACAATCTCACTATTGCGAATCTTGCCAATTTGAAGGATTGACTTAACGCTGGCAGGGGTAGCGTAATTGGCATCCAATTGAGTTGAGCCATTAGCTGCTAAGTAATTGCTTCTATGATCCGCGTCTGCATACCCGATTCGCCCTTGTTTGTCCTCGTAGAGCGTTCCAAGTGCGCTGTCTGCTATCTGCTGGACTAGGGTCTGAGTATTGCGATCGGCTGCGCTGAGGTTATCCATCTGATAAAGACCAGTATCGATCTCACCCAAGCCCACATTCTCAGCATTAGCCCATGTGGTAGTTGGATTATAATCCTGCCATTGAAGGGCAGGTGCTACTTCTATCCATTCATTAACTAACAATTCTGAAAGAATAATAGAGATCTGCTCACCATCAAGACCATGAGCTACAGAGTCGGTATAGATTGCCTTAGGCAATTTAGCCAGAGCACCCACTGCAAGAATTGTGCCAAGGGTCACAAAGCCTGTTTCTTCTGGAGTTCTTACAGAAGTCGTAAAGTCTGAGACTGTGCCGCCAAAGAAAGGCACATAAGTGCCAGAAGTGTCCTTTAGTTCTAGGGTAAGGGAATCTGTAACATCAATGTCAAAGAGAGCATTGGTTGGGTTAATAATTTCCATGCGAGCATAGCCTGCTTGACATTGGCGATCGATGTCGATTCGACCAATGGTGACATTAACTGAGGTTACATTGGTGTACACAGTCGTACCGACTGTTATGCGCCATTCTGGAAGCCATGTCATAGGATCGATAAGCTCGTAGTTCCGCGCTGATTAGCTTGACGGATTGCATCTTCAATGGCTCTAGCGATGGCTTCTGGATCTCCAATGCCTGTCTGGACATTGATGTTAATGTCTCGATCGCGTGAACCTACCGCGCCTGAGTTAAATAGGCTGCCACCTTCTGCTGCTCGGAAAGAACCAGCATTAAATGGGTTCATTGCTCCGTTAGCGAAGGAATTGACCAAAGCGTTAAATGCACCTGCATCTTCTACAGTCTGGAATACAGGTGGCAAGCCATCAACTAACTTGGTGAACTCTTTGCCGTTCTCTCCAATGACTGAGATAACACCACCAAGAGCTTCTGTTGCTTTATTGATTTCAGCAATGCTTCTAGGTTCAGTTGTCGGACGGATTCCGTTGGGTGTCTGGATAAATCCGCCACCGACAATAGGTGTAGTTGTAGAAGGTGCAGTAATTGTTGGGGTTTTAACCTGAGCCAATAGAGCAAGCATTTCTTTAATCTTACGCAATGCCTCATCTAGATTATTTTGGTTGATTAAGTCCTTAGGTACTAAGCCTTTGAGGATAGATTCAATAGCAACCATTTGAGTCTTTTGATTGCTTAAAGCACCAAGAATCTTTAGATCTTCATTAAGTTTTGCCGTTGCAGCAATGATCGCTGCTTCATCCTTAGAGGCTATTGCTTCCTCTAGGGCAAGCATGGAACGCTTTACATTCAGACGAGCAGTATCGTTAGCAATCTGCAAAACCTGTGAAGCTTCTGTTGCCTTACCCAGCAATTGTGCTTGGTTGGTAAGAGCTGCTGCAATCTGGATCTTCTCAATGTCGAAGACCCCTTCACCCTTACCAAGTGCTAGGTTAGCCTTGTCGATGGCTTGCTGTAACTTCTTAGCCTTTAGCTTCTTTAGCTCATCTGCTGTTAATTTAGTCGAGATGTTAGAAATCTTTTTATCGATTTTGTATTGTTGTTCAAGTGATTTAAGATGCTGGTTATCAGATGACTTCTGTACAGCAGCTATAGTTCCAGCTGCACTAGCAATCTTCCACCAAGAACCAACAATAGGAATCATTCCTACATCGAACTTTAGCCAATCAGGAAGTTTGTCATCAAGAGCCTGAATCTTCTCAATTAACTTACCAATACCACGAATTACATTAGCAGTTTCAGTAGCAAAGTTCTGCATGCTAGTAGCTAGGTTCTGGACGCTGTCATCTTCTCCGAGACCTTTAAGAGCATCAAGCAAGCCAGTACCAATAATCTGCTTAGCATCATCGGCTGCGTTAGCCAATTTCTGCATTTGACCAGTAGGAGTATTAGCAAGATTCTTATTGAAATCCTTATAGGTCGAATCAAGCACCTTGACAAGAGCTGCTGCTCGCTCGGTTTCTGTGCCAGACTTGATCGTCTTTTTAGTTTGTTCATCTAGAACAAAACCGACTTTAGTCAAAGAGGCAAAGTTGCCATTGAGAGCCTGTGCCAGACCATTGGTCATCTGCTTGAATTGATCAGCAGAAGCAGCTGCTCCTTTTTCTGCTGTTACATAATCAAGGATGGCAGGTGTAAGGGTTTTGATCGTGTCGATCTGAAGATTAAAGGTTGCAAGTTGAGACTGGGTCTGAGTGATGTTTTCTTTATTGACTACACCAATGGCTTGCAACGCAGCAGCTTGATCGTAAAGAGATTGTATTTCTGAATCTCTTGCATTGACTGTTACCTTTACAAGGTTAGCCAATCGCTCTTGTTGAGCCTGTGCTTCTAGGGCAGCCTTAACAGATGCCTTACCAAAAGCAAGAATCTGGGTAGTACCGAAAGCAATACCAAGAGATCCAGCAAGTTTCTTTACACTTTTATTAAGCTTCTCTGTTGAAGTCTCTGCTTGACCAAAAGCCTTTTTGCCAGTGAACTCGGCAAGAATGTCAATAAATACATTAGCCATGATTAACCCTTCACAGTTGCACGAGCATTAAGTTTAGTTGCTGTGGCTTCAATGGCTTTAATAACAGCTGCCGTTGCCTTGCCATTGTTTTCTTGGTAAGCGCGGAAAAGAGCGCGACCTTCCATTTTATTATCGCCCTTTGAGATTGCTGGATACTTATTGTTTTGGTTCTGTACGAATCGGCTGCTTGGAGTCTTTCGCCCCATTGTCTCGTAAATCGCTCCAGCTGCGCTTTTATTAAATACACGAGCAAGGGATCTAAATCCTTTATTGTTAGGCTTAGAAGGTGTTGTCTTATACCCAACTCCAGCTTTCACAATGCGAGCATTGTAAGTAGGGAAAGTACCTTCTGACATTTGACGAGGCAGCCAGCCACTAAGGACTTCTCCTTGGTCTGGTAAATAGCCTTTAGCAGATTTAGTAATCGGCTTTAATGCAGTAGCAATTTCAGTGGACATTTTCTTGGAAAGATCAGGAGTGAACTTGCGAAGTGCCTTGCGAAGTTCAACCGCGCCTTTTACGCTTGCTGGCATCGCTGTTCTCCTTTGCTTCATCCTTTAGACCTTGAACTAGAGCATCTAGCATGGTCTTATCTAATTCCAATAAATGCTGTGGCGCGATGCCCAACCGAATGCTCAGACGAGCGATAAGGTAGGTGAAGGGCTGGTCGCGCTTTAAGCTAAAGGGTCAGAGTCCAACACTTCCACGCTTCTGAGCGTGTCGATGAACTCTATTGAAAATGGCTTTACAGTCTCACCCGATCTGCGAGTCACTTCCCAAGCTAGCCAATAGACCATAGTCTGCATCTCGTCTTCACGAAAAGCACGATGGAAACCCTTTTTGTGATGCAACTCGAATGAGTATTCCACGCTAGGCGTGATCTCACCGATTAGCTCACTTCCGTCTGTACGAACGATCTTTAGTTTTGCCATTGTTTTGCCCCTTTGTTAGTTAGTTAGATTATGACCAAGTACCTGTAGATGCATAAGCAGTCTTGCTATTGCATGTAAATGTAATGTCAATCATAGCTTCATCAGCGACTGCGCCGTTGATGTCTGTAAGATTGTCTACAAAAATCGTACCACTGTATAGCAAGTTCGTTGCTGATACTGGTAGTGATGTATCTTGAATTGCTTGGAAAGCAACTGTTGATCCGAACGCTGTCTGTAGAGTGTCTAGAACTGATCCGTCTGCTGTATCGTTCAAGAATGTCACAGTAATTGTATCTGCTGAGAGTCCAGCAACGAATTGATGTGCTGTTGAGCCCATTGCAGTGACCTCGATAGAGTCAAGTACGCGGTTCAATGTGAATGCAGTTACATGGTCTGAAAGATTGACTGTAGCAACCTTAAATCCGACCTTATTGTTTAAGAAAATTGCCATGGATTATTCCTCATCTTTCTTGGTAGTTACTGGCTTTGGTGCTGCTTTTACTGCTGGAATCTGACCAATCTTCTTCAAGAAGGCTAGATCCTCTGGTGTTAGCTCTGACATGTTAGCTCCAACTTGTTAGGATTGATACGGACATCTCGCAGCTGAGTAGGTCTCCCGAAGCAGCATTGAGAACGCTAGGTGCGCTTATCGCGCCTACATTATAGGTCAAAGAAGATGCAGCGAGTTTGTTAAACACTCCAACTACGAAATCTTCTATTCCATTAAGGTTACCCTCGTTGTCAAAAAGTGGACATGTGATGACAAGCTTAAAGTTAGCCAAAGGGCTAATTGTGTTGCGAGCGTTATTGCTCGGAGTGACATAAGGATCATCTGGAGACACGATCACAGAATTAGCAAGAACTGTTGCAGGTGGAAATGCAAAAACTTGGTATTTTGTGTTATCGACTAAAGCTGTGGCTAATGTCGTTCTAAGAGTAGTGAGAGCAACAGTCATCATCCCACCATCGAGTTAGGTGATAAGCAGTGCGCGATCAATCCTCGCACCTTAGCGAGAAGCTGTGCGCTCATTCGGTAAGGGCTTGGCTGGAAATCTACAGCGTTACTGCCTGAGAGAGTGGCTGTACGCGCTTGCCAGATTTCAACAGATATCATCAAAGCTGCTTGTTGAACTGCTGTGTCAGTTGCATAGTCTGTGACTGTTCCTGCAACAATTCCAAAAGGCTGGACGGCATGTACGCCTTGATCTGCTCCAGTTGCAGCATATGAAAGTGAGCCCGAACCGATGGCAGTAATTGTCTTAGTGCCGTTATATGGGCTTCCGTTTTTAGTAATAATTATGCTTTGTCCTACATAGAAATCTTTAGAAATCTCTTGACCGAAGTAAAGAGTTGCCACATTGTTTGTAAGGCTTTGATGCGTATTGTAAAGCTCGTTCTGCCAAAGCATAGGCAGAAGGACTACATCTGTTGCATCACATACTTCTTGAAGGGTTGCATCTGGATACAAAGTACCGACTCCGAGTGTTGCACGGAGTTCTGAGACTGTTGTAAGTGCCATGATGATCCTTTCTAAAGACTCTAGGGAGTCAGAGGGCTACTGACCCCCTAGAGCGACTTAGTGAGTTTTTACGCCTTGTTATTCTTGAATGCGCCAGCGCCAACCTTAGTTGCGATAGCACCGAATCCGTAGTAACCAACTGTAACTGATCCGTTAGCTGTTGATTCTGCGCGTAGGCGGTATGTTGGTGACTCGTACCATGTGTAAGCATCTGGGTTCACGATGAGGATTGTTCCATCGCCATCGCCACCATTTGTTGGATCTACATAGAGGTTAAGTCCTGCAACATTACCTGTTAGTGATGTTGGTGATACTTGACCGCCAGCGTTCATTGGCTGTGATGCTGTGTAGATTGGACGACCTGCATCGTTTAGAGACATGATGTTAGACCATTGTCCTGTTGATACGACCATGTTGCGAGCAAATGGGTTAGGTAGTCCTGCTGTTGCTGCATAGACAGATGCTGAACCACGAGCAACAATTCCTAGCAATTCTGCTGCTGTTGGATATGTTGCAACTGTTGTTGCATCTGTTGTTGCACCTGAGATAAGTGCTGCATTGACTGCTGCGTTAGTTGCCTTTGCGTAAGCTGCTGCCATGTTACGCACTAGCTCATCAAAGAATGCTGGAGATGTACGATCTAGCAATTCAACAGAGAATGTCTGCTGTCCTGCATACTTCTGTACTGATACAGATA